GCGTGTGACGCGCTACATGATCTGCGACCCCGGCGGGAGCAAACCGTGGGTGGCGATCTGGGCGGCGGTCATGCCTGACGGTAGGGTCTACGTATACCGGGAATTCCCTGACGCAAGCATGGGCGAGTGGGCCTTGCCGCACGTAAACAACGCGGGACGCAGCACGGGCAAACCGGGGCCGGCCCAACGCCCCTTGGGCTGGGGGTACGAGGACTACCGCGACCACTTCGAGGAGCTTGAGGGCGGCGAGGAAATCTTCGAGCGCATCGTAGACCCCAGAATGGGGGCGGCGACGGTGCGAACGAAGGAGGGGACGAGCAACATCATAAACAGCATGGGCGAACTGGGGTTCATTTTTCGCGCTGCCCCCGGCGTTGACATCGAGGCGGGGGTGGCCCGCATAAACGACTTATTGTCATGGGACGACTCGGAACCCCTGACGGAGGAGAACCGCCCGCGCCTGTACGTCTCCGACCGCTGCGAGAACTTGATCACCTGCCTTATGGAATACACCGGCTCGGGCAACACCGAGCAATTCAAGGACTTCATAGATTGCTTACGCTATTTTTGCATCTGCGACCCCGAGCACGTCACCAACTCGATGCTCGCCTGCACGGGCGGGGGCGGTTATTGATTTGACGCGAATTGCGTCAACCTTTAGTTTTGCAACATGGAGTCCAGCGATCCGGAACTTTTGTATGCATCCAAGGAACCCGACGTCGAGTACCTCCAGCAGGCATTCTCGGAAACGCAGGACGACTTGGACGAATGGCTTGACCGCCGTCAGCGCGACTGGGAGGTCCGCAACTGCCAATGGAGCGGAAAATCCTCCGACTTCAAGAAGCACGTCCCGTTAAAGAGCACGGGGACGGTCTTCCCGTGGAACGGGGCAAGCGACCAGGAGGTCCGCCTTGCGGACGAGTTAATCAGTTGCCGCATCGCCCAGTGCATGTCGGCCATCCGCCGCGCCCACATCGTGGCGACCCCGGTTGAGAGCAGCGACGTCGGCAGGGCGGGCGTGGTAAGCGCCTTCCTCCGCTGGTTGATCAACTCCAAGATGGACGAATGGTATGAGCAGGTTGAATTAAGCCTGAACCACTTGTTCGAGCAGGGTTTGGCGGTTACCTACGTTTACTGGGACTCCCACGACCTGAAGCAGCAACAGGCTATCAACCTTGAGGAGATTGCGCAGGCCATGCCGCAGATAGCGGAGGTCATCATCGACGGCAGCATGGACGAGGAGTTGACCCAGATGCTCACGGACCAATTCAATGTGAGCAAGGCGAAGGGAAAGGCGATGCTGCGCGAGTTGCGCGAGGACGGCGAGACCACGGTCCCCGTGACCCGCCAAGTGATCAACCAACCGCGCATCAAGGCTCTATCCCCGAGCGAGGACGTCTTCTGGCCCAGTTACACCATCGACCCGAACGAGGCTCCCTACGTCTTCCACGTAATCCGGATGACGCCGGAGATGCTGAAGAGCAAAGTTTCCGGCGAGGGATGGGACTCCAAGTTCGTAGACGCGGCCATAGACAGCATGGGCGCGGGGGGCGAACCGCAAGCGGGCAACGCGGGCCGTCTGCGCGACGGCGACGACTTCATGGAATCGCCCGACCAGACTTTGCCGATTGTGTACTGCTACCAGCGTCTACTCGATGAGGACGACGTACCGGGAATATACTGCACGGTCTTCTGTGATGGCCTCGGAGGCGACGACCTCTTCGCCAAGCATACGCTCTTAGACTATGGGCACGGCCAGTATCCTTTTATATCGACCAAGCTGGAGGAGAACAATAAGCGCTTCTATTCATCCCGCAGCTACCCCGAGCTAGTCGAATCTTTGCAACAGGTATTGAAGGTCGAGACCGACGCCGCCATCGACCGCCAGAGTCTATCCACGCTGCCTCCCCTCCAGCACCCTTTGGGCCGCTGCCCGACCGCATGGGGACCGGGCGTAAAGGTTCCTTATCGCGTCCCGAACGAGGTTAGCTTCGCGGACACGCCGCGCCTGGACACGGGTAATATCGAATTGCGTCGATATATTAAGGAATCCGCCGACCGCTACTTTGGCCGCAACGCTCCCGGCGTTGACCCGACCGAGGCAATGGCTAAACAGCAGGCCACGGTGGACAAGGTCTTCAGTCACCTTAAGCACGTCCTCGACCAAGTCTTCACTCTTTATCAGCAATACGGCCCCGATGCGGAGTTTTTCCGCGTAACCGGCGTGAACGACGTCCAGAAGTACTCCAAGGGACCGGCGGGCGAAAGATACGATTTCTGGCTCCAGTTCGACGTAGCCACTCAAGACCCGGCCATGATGGTTGAGCGGGTGAAGGCGATAGCGGAACTGGGGGGCATGCTGGACAAGTCGGGCGTCCTCGACACGGAGCAACTATTGATCGTAGCCACTGAACAAATCCTCCCCGGCGCCGCCGAGCGGATCATGCTCCCGAAGGAGACCGCGAGCGCCCGCGCCATGGAAGGCGCCCGCCAAGCTATCACGGAAGTCTACTCGGGCGTCCCGCCGAACGTACGCCCCGGCGGTTCCCCCGAGATTCAACTCCAGATGTTCCAGCAGTGGTTACAGCAACCCGACATCACGCAGAAGGTACAGACCGACCCTGCCCTACAGGGCCGCATCGAGACCTACCTCCAACAACTTCAAATGCAAATCTCACAGAAACAGAACGCCGAGATCGGCAGGCTGGGCACGGCGCCCACGCCCTACGGCGAAACTGCGGCTGCTTAGTCGCAAGAAAGGAAAAAGATGAAAGGTTATTCAATCGAGAACGTCGGCGGCAGATTCCACGTAAGGAACCCGCACACCGGGCAAGTCGTGGGCAAGTTCCTCTACAAGCACGCCGTGCAGGACTTCCTGCACAAGCAACCCGCCCTTGAGGCGCCTATTAAAAAACCCGCGCGCGCGAGGGGCAAAGGCGGCAAGTTAAAGGCGGACGACCCCTCCACGCCCGAGGTGAACGAGGCATGGGAGGGCGGCAAGGCTCCCAAGAAGAAGGCTCCCGCCAAGAAGGCTCCCGCCAAGAAGAAAGCCGCCAAGAAGAAAGCGAAGAAGTGACTTGTCCTCTCTCCAGCGAGAGTGGTATTGGCTCATAGCGATTGGGATGTTCTTCCTTGAGCGCGATGCGTTGATAGACGTCCTTCTACTGGTATTAAGCCTCATTTACTCGGGGACTCGTTGAAATGCCTTTCAAGCGCCTGAAGAACGGAAAGTACAAATCCCCCACGGGAAGAATTCTAAGCAAGAAACAATTAACGGCTTACTACGCCCGTCAAAGGGCGAAGGGAAAGAAGAAATAGGTTGAGCATCATAAACTTTTTCAATGGGAGGGGGCGATCCCTCAAGAAGACTTACCACGACCTCGACCTCGAAGAGGCCCAGCAATCGATGGCGCAACTGAAGGGCGAACCAAATTTTCTGGAGTTCATCAAGTTCCGCGAACTTCAACGGGAGGAAATCATCCGTCAACTCCAGACGCAGGACGTCATAGAGAGCGTAAACCGTCACTTCATGCTTACGGGCAAATTGGAAGCCGTGGACGAGGAGTTGGATTTCATAGCGAATTTGGGCCAGTAACCACCGGCCCTACCACACCCGCCCCGTCTGCTCCGCCGCAGGCGGGGCTTTTTTTGTCCGCTTATTGCAAGTTACTTGCATTAAGGATTGAAGTCCGGTCCGGAATAAGTTACTTTTGCCAACACTGTGGAAACACTGGAAAAAGGGGAAGTCTCCGCGCCCCCTACACAAAGCGCGGTGGAAGAATCAACGCAGCCCGAGGGAAACCTCAGTATGGCCGAATACGCTTCACAATTGCTGGAGCGCAGGGAGTCATCCGAGGAAACACCGGAGGGCGAACCCGAGGAAGCACCCGAATCCGCTGAAGAAGAAGCTGTGGACGAAGGCGATCCCTTGGCGGAGGCCATGCAGGAGGAAGCCCCGGACGAACCGGACCCGCCCGCAGAGGAAACCGAACCCGAACAGACCCAATCCAAGCACAACGTCGATCTCGACTCCCTGACGGAAGACGAGACGGCGGCTCTGGCGAAGCAGTTGAATGCATCCGCCGTTAAGCGCTTCGGCAAACTGACCGCCCAGAAGAAGACTCTGGCCGAGCAGAACCTGGCGCTGCAACAGCAGATGCAGCAACAACAGACGACCACTGCGAACGAGGCGCCTGCATTCCTGCGGGACAACGCCCTTACGAACGCGGTGACCGACGATCAACTGCTCAAGGAAGCCGAGAACTTGAACTCCTTGGTCGAATGGGCCGAGGAGAGCGCGGAGAACGAGTCCCAATACGACGACGACGGCAACGAATTCGTCGCGAAGGACGGTGAGAAGACCTACACGAAGGCCGATCTCCGCCGCATCAAGAACAACGCTCGGCGCATCCTGCGAAAGGACGTGCCCGCGCGACAGGCTTGGATCAAGGAGCGCAACGCATCCGACCAACAGGCCGTCCAGACCTTCGGGTTCCTCAGTGAACCCGAAAGCGACGACATGGCAATGTTCCTGCAAGTGAAGGAATCACCGCTGTACAAACCGCTGGTAGACCATTTGCCCAACTCCAACTTTGCGTTGGGGTTGATGGTAAAGGGACTGCGGCAAGTACAGAAGGAGCAGGCCGCTGCGGAAGCGAACGGAAAACCCAAGGCGAAGAAACCCAAGGCTCCTGCGGCGAACGTAGAAGCGGCGGGAACGCCGAAGGCTCCGAAGGGGGAAGTGACGGGGAAGAAAGCTCTGACGGCGGCGAAAGCGAAGTTCGACGCATCCGGCTCGATGGCCGACTACAACCAGTACCTGCAACTCAAACGAGCGGCAGCGTAAAAACTTAACATCTAACAGCCCAAGGAGGGCAACGAAGTGGCACTAGCAACTTCATACAACACTACGGGAAATAGAGAAGACTTGACCGATATCTTGTCCATTCTCGAACCTGAGGCAACGCCTCTACTTTCCCTTGCAAAAAAGAAAAAAGCGACCGCTACGTACAATGAATGGCAATGCGACTCTCTTTTAGACCCGAACATCGCGGGCGTCAACGAAGGCGAGGACGTAACGTCTTTTCAAAATGCTACCGTGAACCGGGCGCGTCTTGGAAATTACGTGCAAAAATTCCGCGATAGCTACATGGTGAGCGACATCGAACAGCTTACCAGCGTGGCCGGGGTCTCAAGTGAATTTGCCGAGGCCGAGGGCAAGAGCACGCGTCAGGTGAAAAGAAGTATCGAGACGGCTATCTGCTCGACTCAAGACCGCCAAGCTGACGCGGGCGCCGGGTCGCCGTACCTGACTCGCGGACTGACCAAGTGGCTGGAGGCGAGCCTGTCGGACGTTCCCGACGCCTACGAGTGCGTTGCGCGCGACACCACCACGCCGATCACGGAGGTTCTCTTCAACGGCGTCCTGCAAGACCTGTACAACGCGAACGGTTTGCCCGGAGGCCAGTTGACGCTAATAGCCGGAGCAACGCTCAAGAAGGACATCAGCTTCTTCTCGCGGGCGGACACCACCAGCAATGATTCGGTCTACACGGTCACACAGACCGCCGACTCAAAGAAAATCACGCTCACGGTCAACGTATACGAAGGTGACTTTGGCAACGTTGCCATAGTTCCCTCGACCTTTGTTTCACGGACGGCAGGCGCGCCCGGAACGGTCGTGGCCGACGCCGGTCTCCTAGTCGATCCGGAATACGTCGGCGTGTTCACGCTGAAGGCGGAATCCCGCACCGAATTGGAAGACCAAGGAGGCGGGAAAAGAGGTTATGTTGACGTCGTCTGTGGGCTTGCTTGCTACAGCCCCAAGGCGCATGGCGTTTTCTCTTGATAATCCATAACTTAGGAGAAACTAATCATGGCAGAATTAAGTAACAATGAAGCAGGTCGCGGGTTCACGGACGTCATTCGTCTGACCTACCTCGACCTAATATCAATCGGCAACGGCGGACAGCAGACCATCGCAACCATCCCAGCGGGTGGGGCGGTGGAACTCTGCGGCGTTTATGAGGCCACCGCATTCGCGGGCACGACGTCACTCGTCATCGACGTCGGAACAACCACCGGCGATCCCGACGAGTTCATCAATGCCCTCGACGTGGACGACATGGGGAATGGAACCTCAAACCCTGTATTCAACACCGGGGAAAACTGGGATGCCGGAACAGCGACATCCGGGGGTGGTCTGACACAGGCCGTGAAAGCGGTAGCTAGTGACACAAGCGTCCTCCTTGAAGTAACCGACGCGGCCATCGCCAGCGCAACTGCTGGCGAAATCGTGATCGGTCTCCGCATCCTCGACCTCGGTCAATTCGCGGTAACTTAACAGTCTAGTTTTTTTGGGGGATAGTTCGCCGTCGCTCGTGGGGGTACGGGCGGCGGCATTCCCCCGAAAGACCATAAAACTATGGCCGACGTATTCTTGCCGAAGTGGAAGGAGGGTAACGGAAGCGCCTTCATGGAGGGTCTTGAGCGGCATCTGCGCTTCGAGGCCGACCTTGAGCGCGTGGAATCCGCCCAACGGGCGGCAGCGGCCAACGCGGAAGTCCGCGACATGGGCAGCGCCAAGATGGACGGTCTCGGCCAACTGAAGGCGGTCATACCCGCCCGCGAATACTTTCGCTGGCACCAGAGCCACGAGGGTTGCTGGGGGGACAAGGGATTCATACGCGAATTCGTTCGCGACAACCCCGAGTTCCGGGGGGAGGGAACCGCCGCATGAGGGTCACCACGATCAGCGGGATGAAGACTTCCCTGCGCCACTTGATCGGCTTGGACGCCCTCCAGTCGAGCGAGGAGGACGCGGCGGTAGCAAGCTTCAATCGCTTTGGCAAACTGGCGTGGGACAGAACCACTTGGCCCTTCAATTGCGTCCTGAAACAAGTAATACCCGACGTGCGCGTGCGAAGCGTGAACGTGGGGAGTGGGGGGAGCGGGTACGGAAGTGTTCCCGCCGTCACGATAGCGGGAAGCGCCGCCGGTACGGCCACCATTAATTCGGATGAAGAGGTAAACGGCATAGCGGTAACCGCCGCAGGGGGTAGCTACACTTCCGCCCCGGCTGTAA